GATGAAGAAGCAGTCGGAAGATTTAAAGTAATTGCACCATTAGATGTTAATGGAGAACCACTTACACTTGCATCAGTACCAGAAGAACCAAGAGTTAAACCAACACTTGTTAAACCACCAGTAAATGTAGCCAATGATCCATCGCCACGAACATATTGTAATGTTGTTCCTGGTAATAAAAATGCACCATCTATTTGAACATCCGTTGAAGACAATAGTAATGGTGTATCGTTACCAAAACCATCAGTAATACGTTTTTTAGTACCAGTAATAATATTATTATCAGTTACTTTTAATAAACTATCGTAGGTTTCCGATACGATTTTTCCAGTTAGTGTAGTTCCCATTAAATATTGTATGTAATAAAGTCATTATCTTGTCCATTGTATTCGGTAAAGTCAAAAGGTTGTCCAACCAATTTCATCTTTCCGTAAGTCAATAAGGTATATACGTTTGTTGCACCATTATAAGCATTTAACTTATAACTCCAATAACCATTTTCTTTATTATTGAAATAAGTATTTACTGCAATTTGAAAACGATTGTATCTATCTCCGTATAAGCTACTATCAACCACGCCAACTTGTACCAATTCACTTGTAATATCATTTACAAAATCAAATAGGTATTGAGTATTTGCTGGTTTCGTTATATCAACGTGAACAACCACATCGGCTATCGTTCCTTTCGTCAAAAGTATCATATTAATAAATATAAAAAACCCAAAACACAAACAACTCTATATTCTTTTTATTTCTTTTCTTTTCTTTTCTTTTGTTGAACTTTGTTGAACACTTGTTAGCATTTGTTGAACACTTGTTGAATTTTGTTGCTAACTCGTTGATAATGAATAGTATAATCTATTAACTATTAGTTTACTTTTGTCATAGAATTGTAAAGTTTTAACTTTTTTAGTGTAAATTCAAAATACTATTTGTATATTCAAATATGCAAAGCACGAAGCGATGCAATAAACTAAATCAAATCACAATGACAAAGTTAAAATTAGTACAAGATTATTATGGTAATCAAGGTTATGGTAAACGTGCATTCTGGATTTATGAAGATGGAGTATCAACTCATAACTTTATATTCTTTAATGAACTTGAAGAATGGCTTGAATGCAATCGAAGTAAAGACAAGCAAATTGAAATCGAATATGCCGATGGCAATTTAAGAATTTACAATAATTAATCAAATCAATGGGTGGTGTAAAAGCCACCCTTTACAAAACTCAAAATTATGACTTTAGAAATCGCAATCTTTTTAGCAATACCCTTCATCGGGTTAATCGCATTCGCTGGTCTTGTAGATTATGTGAACGCCAAAATTAATCAAGTAGAAACCACTCAAAAATCAAGCAATGAAGAATAACGGAAACGATCCACTAATTTTAAGAAGTGCATTAGTAGGATTATTAGGTGCTATGTCAGCGTATTATGAAGACAAAATTGATATGCCTTATGAACGAACCAAAGCACTTGCAATTAAAATCAATGATAAGTTCAATCTAAACATTGATGTAGATGCAATTTTTATAGAACCAGAAGAACCTACCGATGGTGGGTGTGGACACGATCAGAACGAAGCGTACTACGATAGTCCTTTAGAAAGGTTGTAAATAAATAAGGGTGGAAGCAATAAAGCAACCACCCTTTTCTTTTTAAAAAAAAATTGATTAAGCCAATAGAGCAGCAATAATGCCACCATTAACTGAAATAGCCAATTCTTTTTCTTGAGCAGACAAAGTGATTGTGTAACCACTTCTATCTCCATTAGCAGTTCCACTTTCAGCAGTACCACCAGATACATCTAAACCATTTAGACGACCTAACAACCAATAAGAACCATTCTTATCTTCTACAATAGCAATTAGATTGTTTTGAGCCAATAATAAGATTTCGTTTCTTACATTGGTTTGTAGTTTATTCAAAACAATGCTTAATTCTTGTGCGTAGAAGAATGTACCATTTTGTACTGAAGAAGTAAAGGTTTCAGTAAACGATGAAGTTTCCTTTGCTAAATCATATTTAAAAAACTTTTTACCAGCTGCTTTGGTTATTGCAGTAACAACACCAGCAGCAGCAGTAATTGCAGTTACATTCGCCCATTCGATGAACATAACTGATTTAAGACCACCGATACTATCTCGGCAATCTAATGTAATTGATTGGGTTAAAGCGCAAGGCATATTTTCTCTGAATTAAAAAAGGGTAGGCAGATTTTCCACCCACCCTTTTGTGTTTATAAATTGATTAACTATTATTTTAATGCGAAGTAAACAACTTCGGTAGGGAATGCATAGTTCACGCCCATTTTGAATTCAGCAACAAAACGCATTTCGTCAGCCTCTTTTGCATAGAACAATTCAAATCTTTCTTCTTCGTTCAATAAATCTACACCAAGATAGATGTTAGACCAACGAGAAGCAACTAATTTGTTAGTTCCGTTCAAGCCATTCAAACCGATCAACTTAACATTAGTACCAGCAATAATGATTTCGAAATCAGATGCTTCGGCAGCATAGTTAAATAAATTTAAGTTTTTCAATGCTACTGTGTACTTACGGAAAGTATCCATACCACAAGCAATAAATACATCGGTATTGTCAAGAATTGAAGTAGGGATTAATTGATACATTCCATCAACAATACCAACAACGTTACCAGCAGTAATACCAGTTGCAACAAGAATGTTACCAGGATTACCATCAACAACACCAGAAACTAAAGTTCCACTTGGTGCGATCAATTTAATAAGACCATCAAATTTAGAAAGGTTAGCAGTACCAGAAGCAGTATCTCCTTGCCATAAAGCAGTTTCTAATGCAGCACCGATAACCTCAATTTTCTTTGCAGAAAACTCATCAGCAAATGGCATATAGTCATAAGTTGAACCAGCGCGTAAAGCCTTTTGAGTATATTTAGCCTCAAATGATTTAGTACAAATTGCTTCGTTTACTTTAATCTTACCAGGAGTAAGAGATCTTTGTGAAAAAGTTGTTGTTCCAGATGAATTAAATCCACAAGTTCCACCAACTTGGAAAACTGCATCAGTTTCCATAATGTTGATTTTCTCTGAAGATTTTACACCTACTTGAACATTACCAGCTGCTTCAATAAGTGTAGCAGTTTTTGGTTTGAATACAAGAGAAGTAGCTAATTGTGCCTCGTTCTCTTTTACATAGTTGGTTAAACCAGTTAAATCTAAAGCCATTTTATTTATTTTTTAAGTGTTTGAAATACATTTTGTAATTTTTTGTAGGCATCGGCTTTGCTTACTTTGTTTTGAGCCGAAAAAGCATTTTTAGGTGCTTGGGTTTCTTGTGCAGTTTCTACTTGTGCAAATGCTTCCATAAATTCTACCAATTTCTTGGTAACATTATTTAACATATCCACTTTAGTTTCAACTTCAGCAAGTTTAGAATTGAATTGCTCACTAATTTCAGCAAACTTATCAACTTGTGGTTCAGCAATAACTTCATCAACGACAACTGGTGCTTCATCTTCTTCAGACATTGCTACTTCAGTTTCCATTTCTGGTGCTTCTGCTACTTTAACTTCGGCAATAACGCCTTCTTGTGATACTACAACGATAGTACCATCTTCTAATTCGTGTTCTCCGACTGGTGCTGGAACTTCTCCATCTGGAGTAACAACTGAAATGATACCTCCAGCCTCTAACTTATCGAACTTAACTATTGTTCCATCAGCTAAAACGCCTTCCATAAATTCAACTGCAACTTCTTCTTGAGAAACTACTTCTGCTACCTTATCAGCAAACAACAAACTTTTGATTTGTTCTAATGCTTTTTTTGCTTCCATAATTTTTGAGTATAAGATTAAATATATAATAGATTGTTTATTGCAACTTAAATACCAGCTTGTGCTAATATGTTTTTAATTTGTTCAACCATCAATTCTTCTTTGGTTAATCTATCGGCATAACCAAAAATACCTTCAACGCTAAATCCTTGAAACTCGCCACTCTTTACCTTTGCCCAAATTTCTTCGTTATCTACTTTATAGCTACCAAACCAAGAACCATCTTTAGCATCTTCAAATCCTTTGATAGGCATCTTACCCATATCACGATTAACGATCCAACTCTCAAACATTGTAACGCCTTCAATCGATTTAGAAGCATCGTGCATTTCGTTTACATTTGATTGATAACCTTTCTTAAAGAATTTCTCTGCAATTTGTTGGATAGTATCGGCATCAAAAACAACATAGTGTTCTCCGAACTCCTCGTTATCTCTGTAGATAGGCATATCTGCAATCATCAATGCGCCACTTAAAATATGCTTGTCTTCACTTACTATCTCAAACTTTTGACGTTCTTTAAAAGCAAGGAAATTGCGTTGTATAGCTGGTCTATCAACCAATGCTATGAAATCAACTTCGGCTTCGTCTTCCAAATCCGAACTGATTATAAGTTTATAAATAGGTAAGTCCATATCTTTAAATATAAATTGTTTAAAATGTAGCAGCCGATTTGATTTTTGATATTCTATCTTGGCTATCAGTAATATCACGTTCAACAACAAATGCTTTGATTGCACCTTGATTTTGAATATTTACATTATTGCCACCTTGTGTAAGTGATGCTTGTGTTACTTGAATTGCTGAAGCTATTGGCGCTTGTGTAGCAGCAACACCACCACTAATCGGATTAGATCCACTTTGACCTCCTCCACCACCACCACCACCAGGAACTTTTACTGAAGTAATTTGTTTTACAGTACGAATACCATTGGCTATAATTGCAGCAGCCGAAGCAAAACGAGCAATAGTTGAAAATGGTTGTGGTAAAGTTGATTTCTCTTTCAATGCTTCGGTAGCACCTTGATAAGTATTAATTAATGCAGTAGCAATACCTAACGCTTTACCAGCAGCAGTTTGTTGTCCAACAATAGAACCTAAATCTCCAAGAAGTTTTATTGTTTCGCCTACTTGTTTTTTCTTATGTTCTGCTTCTGCATCTTCAATAGACCTTCTTGCTTTTGAATTTTCATCTAATAATTTAGTTCTCTTACCTTCTGCATCATCTTCCATTGCAAGTATTCTTTGCTTTTGAGCATCAAGAATTGCCAAATCATTTGCAAAGTCGCCTTCAGTTTTTGCAATAGCTGCTGCATCTTTATCAAGTTGTGCTTGAAAATCTTTTGCATCTTGTTCAAATTTAAAAGCATCTTTAGCATCTTGAATTGCTTTTTCTTTTTCAACAACACTTAATTTGCTTTCTTCTATTTCAGTAATTTTTTTAGCTAATTCTCCTTCACGTTGTTTTTTATCTCTTAAATCTTTATTAGTAATAGCATCTAACGCAAGTTTGTCTTTAAAATCTTGTAATTCTTGAGCAGTTTTTTTATCTTCTTCGGTAAACTTTTTATCTAATTCTATTCTTTTTAATCCATAAATAGCTTTTACATCTGCTGCTGCTTTTTCATTTCCATCTAATCCCTTTATAGCTTCTTCTTCTTCAAACTGAAGTTGTTTTCTCTCCTTTTCCCTATCACTTAATTTTGCTAACTGAAGTTCTTTTGAATATTTTGCATTATCCTCATCGTATTTTTTTTGTTTCTCTATAGCCTTTTGACTTGCTTGTTCATCTCCTTGCTTAATTTGTAATTGATAACCAGCCTTATTATTTTTTAATGCTAATAAATTCTTCTTTTGTTCTTCAAGAACTGCATTACCATCTGCTTCTACTTGTTTTGGATCAAACACCATATTAGCAAGTCCACCAAAAAACTTCTTTTCAAGTCCAAAATCTTTTCCTAATGCCACACCAACCATATCAACAGTTTTTAATAAAACTGTTATTGGTACAGTTAAGAATTTTAAAACGCCTTCTAAAATATCTCTATTTCTTTTTGCTGCAATAGTTTGAGATTTAACAAGAGCAATTTGTGTTTGTATTTGAACTTCTCCAACCTTAATTGCTTCATCTGTCTGTTTTATTTTAGATTTTAATATATCTTTTTCACTCATACCTTGTTGTTTCAAGATATTTTCTGAAGCAGAAATAGTATCTAATTTCTTTTTCTCGCTTTCTACTGCTTTATTACTATCAGCAGAAAGTTTCTTTTGTTCTTCACTTACCCCACTAACTGCGCCTTTTATATCATCCCAATAAGCGTAAATAGTTCCAAGTGCAACTAATAATAAACCTATACCAGTTGCGCCAATAGCACCCTTAATAGCTTTAAATGCTTGAACTCCTACAACGCCCATATTTTTAAACGCATCTTTACTTGCAAGAATACTATTAATACCCTCCGATAATGCTAATGCACTTTGTACTTTAAGTAATTGTTTTTCTAAATCCTTGCTTTCAGTACCAAATAAACCAATAGCGCCTTGAAGACCAGCAAAGCCACCAGCAACACCTTGTAGTGATTGACTAAATGCAGTAAACTTCTTGTCGGGATCTAATGCTTTAACTCTATCTTTAAAATCCCCTACTTCATCTTTTAATTTGGCAACTTTTTGAGCAGCAGTAATCGCTTCGGTAGAAGTATCTCCAAACTTTCTTGCAAGATTAATTGCTTCGTTTTGTGCTTCCCTTAATTCTTGTCTTATGCTTTTTACCGATTTCTCAACATTTCCAGCATCGAGTGTTGCTTCAAATCCTATTTTAGTATCTGCCATTGTTTTAATTTTTAATTTAGTT